TACGAATGTGGGGATGAACAAGCAGGCGAACGCCGACGCGCTCGGCATTCCCTGGCTGATCACGCAAATGGGCGTGGGGGATGCCAACCCGAACGGGCTGGCAGATCCGCCGAATCCGGTGCCGTCGGCCAGTCAGACCAAGCTGGTCAACGAGTGGCGCCGCAAGCCGCTCAACCAATTGAAGATTGACCCGGTCAACCCGGCGGTGATTATCGCCGAGCAGATCATCCCGGCCGACGAGGGCGGTAAGTGGATTCGCGAAATCGGCCTCTACGATGCGGACGGCGATCTGGTGGCGGTGGCCAACTGCGCGCCGAGCTTCAAGCCGCTGCTGTCGCAAGGATCGGGCCGCACGCAAATCGTGCGGATGAACTTCATTGTCACCAGCACCGGCAACATTCAGCTCAAGATTGACCCGGCGATTGTGCTGGCCTCGCGGGCCTACGTCGACGCGGCCATTCTGGAAGTGCTGCCGAAAAATAAGACGCCGGGCGAATTCACTCGGGTCAAGGTCAACGATCGCGGGATTATTGTGTCGGGTGACAACCCGGAAACGCTCGCCGCCATGGGTATCAAGGACAGCTACACCAAGGCCGAAATCGAGGCGATGATTGCCCAGGCTTCGGCCTTGCCTGTGGGTGCAACGGTCGCTTTTCCGTTGGACAAGGTGGCGCCCGGTTTTCTGGAGCTGGACGGCAGCGTCAAGAGCATTGCGGTCTATCCCGATCTGGCTGCGTTTCTAGGTACGGTCTTCAACAAGGGCGACGAGGGGGCCGGCAATTTCCGTCTGCCGGAATCGCGCGGCGAGTTCCTGCGTGGTTGGGATCATGGGCGTGGAGTAGATACTGGGCGTGTCGTGGGTAGCTGGCAAGACCATGCGTTTCAGAATCACTTGCATGCTCTGCGGCAAACAGTAACGACTGCTACCTCTACGGGCACGGGTTTGGCGGTGGTCATCAGTGGCTCGGGTACTGGCGCCAACTCTGACGTTCCAATGACGGGAAACGTTGGTAATGAAACTCGTCCGCGAAACTTGGCGGTGGTGTGGTGCATTAAGGCCTGGAACGCGCCAATCAATCAGGGGAATATCGACATTGCCGCGCTCGCGGCTTTCGCCACGCAGGCGACGGAAGTCAAGCTGGGCACGGCCAAGATCGCCACGCAGACGCAGGCTGATGCGGGTACTGATGACGCCACGATCGTAACCCCGAAAAAGATGCGCTGGGGGTTTCAGATCCTCAAAGCCGTCAACGGCTATATCGTGTTTCCGTCTTGGCTCGGTGGACTAGTTATTCAATGGGGGCGGGTTTCTGGAAATGGCGGCGCGGATATCGCTACAGCCTTTCCTATTCCATTTCCTAACGCCATGTATAGCCTCATCGCCACGCTTAACTACACGCCGGGGTCAGCGGTCAACGGGTATGTAGACACCAACGTGACGAACCTCACGGCCTTTTATGCCAAGCATACATTCTCCGGCGTGACTTCCTTTCAGTGGCTCGCGGTTGGTAGCTAAGGACGATTTATGAAATACGCATTATTTGATGAAAATTCGACTTTGAAAGCGCGCCTAATTGAAGGGATTCACCCAATCCCTTCATCGGCTATTAAGGTCGATGAGGGTCTTTTTTTCAGGCTGACCCAAGAGACTGACGGGGTCTGGCGTCTGGTCGAAGGCGACATAGTCAAAGAACCTTTGCCTGAAGTGGCGCCGGACTATGCGCAGATCATCGCAGTCGAGCGTTATAAGCGTGAGGCGACCGGCGTCAATGTCGATGGTCTGCAAATCGAAACGACCCGCGACAGCCAGGCGCTGATTGCCAGTACCGGATTGTCCGCCGTCCTCGATCCCGACTACCGCTGCAACTTCAAGACTGTCGGCGGGTTTGTCGAAATCGGCGCGGCGCAAATCATCACGATCGCCAAGGCCGTACGGGCACACGTTCAAGCCTGCTTTGACCGCGAGCTGACGCTGTTGCGCGCGATCGAGGTCGGCGAGTATCACGACGAAATGCTGTCGCAGGGCTGGCCGGATTCCTCGCCGCCAGATCCGGCCGAGCTGCAATAGACGCCCCGCACTGACGGGGCGTTTTCTTTTCCGTTACGCGTAACACGAACACCCTCACAGCCTCGCTTATGCGGGGCTTTTTCGTTTCTGGAGATTGACCCATATGGCTGGTTCTTTTTTTCACGGCGTGACGACCACGCTGATTGATACCGGTGCGCGCACTATCTCGCTGCCGTCGTCCTCGATCATCGGTCTTTGCGACACCTTCAAGCCGGGCGTTGTCGGCGGCGGCACGGCCAAGGCCGGCGAGCTGATGCTGCTCACGTCCGAGCGCGAGGCGATCGCCGCTTTCGGTGCTGACTCGGCGATCACCAAGGCCGCCCAGGCGATCTATGTGCGCGCCAAGGCGGTGATCGTCGCTGTCGGTGTGCCCAAGCTGGAAGATGCAGCGCTGCAAACCTCAGCGATCATCGGCGGCGTTCTGGCCGGTGGCCAGCGTACCGGCCTGCAAGCGCTGTTGGACGGCAAGAGCAAACACAACGCGCAACCCAAGTTGCTGATCGCACCGAAGCATTCGGCCACTCAGGCCGTGGCAACCGCCATGGACGCATTGGCCGCCAAGCTGCGCGCAATCGCGATTGTCGACGGTCCGAACACGACCGACGAGGCGGTGCTGGCCTACGCCCAGGAATTCGGCAGCAAGCGCGTTTATCTGGTTGATCCGGGTGTGCAGTATTGGGACACGGTGATCAGCGCGACGATCGATGCCCCGGGTTCTGCCTGGGTGGCGGGCCTGTTCGCCTGGACCGATGCGACTTACGGCTACTGGGCTTCGCCGTCGAACAAGGAATTTGTCGGCATCACCGGCACTACTCGCCCGATCGAGTTCCTAGACGGCGACGAAACCTGCCGGGCCAACCTGCTCAACAACGCCAATGTCAGCACGATTATTCGTGACGGCGGCTATCGCCTGTGGGGTAACCGCACGCTGTCGAGCGATCCGAAGTGGTCGTTTGTTACCCGCGTTCGTACCTGCGACATCCTGATGGATGCGATCCAGGCGGGCCACAAGTGGGCGGTCGACCGTTCGATCACCAAAACCTACGTCAAGGACGTGACCGAAGGCCTGCAAGCGTTCATGCGCGACCAGAAGAACGCCGGCGCGATCATCAACTTTGAAGTCTATCCAGACACCGAAATGAACACGGCCAGCCAGCTCGAGCAGGGCAAGGTTTATTGGCGCATCCGTTTCACCGACGTTCCGCCGGCTGAAAACCCGAATTTCCTGATCGAGGTCACCAACGAGTGGCTGACCGAAGTGCTTGAAGCCTAAGGGGGCTTACCGATGATTCCTCAAGTTCTGAAGAACATGAACCTGTTTGTGGACGGCGTCAGCTTTTCCGGCGACGTGCCCACCCTGACGCTGCCGAAGCTGACCCTGAAAACCGAGGACTATCAGGGCGGCGGCATGTTCGCCCCGATCGAGTTTGCCGTGGGCATGGAAAAGATCGAATCGGCCTTTACCACCAACGGCGTGCGCCGCGAGTCGCTGAAGTTCTTTGGTCTGGCTGACCAGACGGCCACGAGCCTGACGTTTCGTGGCGCCTTCGCGGATCTGAAAGGCCGCATTACGCCGGTGATCGTCACCATGCGCGGCGGCGTGAAAGAGGTGGACATGGGCGACTGGAAGCCGTCCACCGTGGGCGAAATCAAGCACGCCGTGAAGCTCACGTATTACAAGCTCGAAATCGACGGTCGCCTGATGTACGAGATCGATCCGCTCGCAATGATCATGGTTGTCGACGGTGTCGACCAGTTGGCCGCCGAACGCTCGGCCCTCGGCCTGTAAGGAAATAGAACATGACTCACGAAACCGAAGAAAAGAAAGTCCCGTCCTGGCTGGAAATCAGTGACGACAGCGCAATCATCACCTTGAAGGGGGCCGCCGACTTCGGCGGCATCAAGGTCGACACGCTGACCATGCGAGCGCCGACGGTGCGTGACACGCGTGCGGCAACTGCCACGGCAAAGGGTGATTACGAGCAGATCGAAATCAACATTCTGTGCAGCCTGCTCGGTGCGACCGAAAAGGAAATTGCTGCCCTGACTCAGCGGAACTACAACCGCTTGCAGGCTGGCTATTTTCGCCTGGTCGAAGAGGACGAGCTTTAACACCGAGACCCAACGGGTAGCGGCCAAGACCTTGGCGAGAGAGACGGGTTTCTCTGCTGCCGAGATTGAGGCCATGCCCTTTGACCGGATGCTGTGGTGGCTCAGGGATTGAGCCGCTTTTAACTCGGCGAACATAGGGCACGCACATGAGCAAGAAACTAGCGCTCGGTCTGGTAATTGGCGGGGCTGTCAGTTCGACGTTGGGAGCGGCGTTCAAGGACGCCACCGGCCGTATTAAGAAGCTGGAAGAAACCGGCAAAAAGGCCCGGGTCCTCGAAAAGACCATTGGCGAAACCATGCGCCTGCAAGCCGAGTTTCGAAAGGCGCACATGGCCGGCGAGAAGGGCGCCGAGGATCTGCGCAAGAAGCTGGAAGCCAACTTGGCCGCGCTGAAAAAGCAGGGCGTTGAGGTTCGCAACCTCGGCAAGGCCTACACCCAAATGGGCAAGATTGCGCAGGGCGCCGAGCTGAAGGCCAAAGGGCACATGCAGCTCGACGAAGGCAAGCAGCAGATGCGCAGCAGTATCGGGCGGGCGACGGCCGCCACGGCGCTGATGGCCGTCCCGACGAAGATAAGCGCGGACTACGGCGCGATCATTCGTGACATTGCGATCAAGGCCAACATTGCCAACACGCCCGAAGAGGCGACGCTGTCCAAGACCGTGATCGATACGTCGCGCGATACCGGCATGGCGCGCAATCAGGTGGCCGAGGTGGTGAACGCCCTGGTGGGTGCCGGCATGGAGCTGGACAAGGCGCTGGCCTACGCACCGACGGCGGCCAAGTTCGCTGTGGGGCAGGGTTCGGATGGCACCGAAACCGCCCGGATGATTAATGCCCTGGGGCAAAACGCCAAGATCACCGACCCTGCAATGATGCAAAAGGCGCTTGAGGCGATCGCCTACCAAGGGCAGGCGGGCAGCTTTGAGGCGGCCGACATGGCGCGCTGGTTCCCTGAACTGCTCGCGGGTATGGGCAAGCTCGGGATCACCGGCATGGACTCGGTGACGCAACTGGGTTCGATGCTTCAGGTGCAGATGAAGACGGCCGGCGGTTCCGACGAGGCGGCGAACAACCTCAAAAACTGGATGGAGAAAATCGGTTCCGGTGACACGGTGAAGGCCTACGAAAAGGCCGGCATCGATTATCAGGCGTCGATGAATACCGGGCTGCAAAACGGCAAGTCCACCTTGGAATCCAGCTTTGCGCTGGCCCAAAAATACATTGAGGCGACCGACCCCAAGAAGGCCGCCGAAATGGCCAAGGCGACGGCCGCAATCAGCAAGGAATCCGACCCCGAGAAAGCCAAGGCCATGATCGCCTCGCTGGAGTCGGCGTTGCGTACCGGCGACCTGTTCGCAGATATGCAGGTCAAGGGCGCCCTGACTGCGTACATGCAGAATAAAGACTTGTACGACAAGCTGAAAAAGGAATCGGCCAGCGCGACCGGGATTCTGGATAAGAACCTGGAAGAGCGCCGCCAGTCGTCGGCGCAGAAACAGTCGGAAATGGTGCAGAGCCTTGACGACTCTATGCGCGCGATCGGCGACGCCATGCGCCCGGTGACGGACGCCGTGGTAGACGGGATCGGTTCTGTCGCGCGCGGGTTGGCCAAGCTGTCCGACGAGTCGCCGCGACTGGTGTCTGCGATCGGGCTGGCCACTGCCGGCATCCTTGGCCTGTCGACGGCCATGAGCGGCCTCAAGATGGCCAAAGGGCTAATGAACATCGGCCGTGGCTCGCTGATGGGTAACCCGAACATCCCGCAAAAGGTGATTGTGACCAACCTGCCGGCCGGTGGTGTGGGTGGTGGTCTGGACGGGGCCGACGTCGATGCCGGCGACGGCAAGAAGGACAAGGGCGGCAAGGGCAGAGGCAAGGGCGGTCGCGGTTTCGGTCGCGGTATGGGCATCGGGTCGGCGGTCAAGGGTACGGCGGTTCTCGCGGTCGCTGATGCTGGTTACAAGGCCTATGACACCTATCAGAACGCCGAGACTCAGGACGAGAAAGCCGAGGGTTACGGCTCAGCGGCCGGCGGTTTGGCGGGCACGCTCGCCGGTGCGGCGGCCGGTGCCGCGATCGGTTCGGTGGTGCCTGTGATCGGTACGGCGATCGGCGCCTTGATCGGCGGCGTGTTGGGCAACATGGGCGGCGACTCCCTGGGCGGCTTTGTCGGCAAATCGCTGTTTGGTGCCGATGACGCGGCGAAGAAGATGCCGGACGCCGGGCCTTTGATGATGGCCAACGCCGGCAAGGACATTGCGCCGGTGATGGGCGATATCGCCAAGTCTTTTGCCAAGCCTGCTACGCCATTGATGATGGCCGCGCCCGGCGCTGCGCCGGTGGCCAGCGGCTCGGCAAAGCCCGGCGATGTGGGCCGCTCGATGATGCTGCCCGAAGCCAGTGCCGACGCCAAGCTGGGGCCGTTGGCCAAGGCAGCGCCGGCCAGTGCGCCGGCGCCAAAGGTCGAGTCTAACGTGGCGATCAGTGCGCCGTTCTCGCTGACGGTCAACGGTGACGTCAAGGACGGCAATCAACTGTTTGCGCAGATCAAGCCGCAGCTCGATCAGTATTACCGCGAGATGGCCAAGCAGCAGGAAAGCCGCAAGCTGTTCGATGCGCCGCACGTGTGATCAGGGGGATTTATGGAAGCATTGGGGCAGTTGCAGTCGGGGATTAAATACTTGGCCTCGGCCGGGGAGACGGGCCGGCGCAGCCTTGACGGCATGATGGCGCCGGTTAACGGCGCGATCGGGGAAATCACCGGCGCCGCGTCCGAGCTGGAGGGCTTGCCCTTTGTAGGCCCGGCGATCGGGGCCAAGCTTCAGCGCGCCATGCGCGGGATCAACGCCGCCCAGGCGCAAGTCGGGCGGGTGGTGTCGATGTATGGCACAGCCACGCGCGCGGTGGCGCAGATCGACGATCGGCTGGGGGTGCTGAAGGAACAGGCCGGCCGCGCCGCCACGGCCATTAACAAGATCGCCGGCAAGGCCAGCCCGGCGTTGGCCAACATCGTGCCCACCGGTGCCTTTGCCACGGATCAGACGCCGGCGCCGGAAGCGGTGAAGCCGTTCCCGCACCTGCTGATCATTCAGCCGCAGGACCCGAAGGCGCCGCAGTACACGTTCAACCTCGACACCGCTGCGTTTGACGAGCTGCGCCGTTCCACAGAATTCCGTTGGGCCTCGCAAGAGCGCTTGGGGCGGCGTCCGGCGCAGCAGGGCGTGGGCATGGGCGACGAGAAAATCACCCTTAAGGGGGTGATCTTTCCGGGCTTCAAGGGTGGCTTAAAGCAGCTCGACACGCTGCGCACGCTGGGCGCCCAGCTTCAGCCGCTGACCTTGACCACTGGCTATGGCGACGTGCTGGGAACGTGGTGCCTCAAGAGCGTCGACGAGGAACAAAGCTCGCTGATGGCTGGCGGCATTCCGCGCAAACAGGCCTTTACCTTGGAGTTTGTCCGCTATGGCGACGACATGCAGAACGTCTGACGGGGATCTGCTCGATACCATCTGTCACAACTTTTACGGGCACTTGAATGGCAGCGTCGAGGCGGTGCTGGGCGCCAATCAGGGGTTGGCCGACGAGGAACAGCCCTACCGCGCCGGCGTGGTGATCGTGCTGCCGGATCTGCCGCACCCGGTCACCGAGGCCGTCACCTTGTGGGACTGATCCCGTCCGGACACGCCGCCGGCATCCGATCGCGTTACGCGTAACGCTTCAATCCTTGGCCCGCCCTGTGCGGGCTTTCTTTTGGAAATAATCCATGACCCCCCGATTCCGAATTGTTGCCGATGGCAACGACATCACGGCGCTGCTGAACGATCGCCTGATTCAGTTGAGTGTCACCGACAAAGTCGGGATGGAGTCCGACGAGTTCGAGCTGCGCATTGATGACCGTGACGGGCTTGTGGTGCTGCCTTCCCGGGGCGCGGGGATCGAGGTCTACCTGGGCTATCTGGAGACGTCGCTGGCCCGGCTGGGCCGCTATGTGGTTGATGAAATCACGGTGTCCGGTCCGCCGGATACGATCGTGATCACGGGCAAGGCCAGCGACATGCGCGGCAGCGGCAAAACCATTCGCAGCGGTAGCTGGGAAAACGTGCCGTTGTCCAAGATCGTCGCCGACGTCGCGGCCCGCAACGGTTGGTCGCCGGTGTGTCCGGTCAACACGAAAGTAGTGCGCGCCGATCAGCTCAGCGAGTCCGATTTTAATTTCATCACGCGGTTGGCCAAGCAGTACGACTGCACGGCCAAGGTCGCCGACGGCAAGCTGCTGGTGATGCCGCGTCAGGGCGGGCAGAGTGCGAGCGGCAAGGCCTTTGCGCCGATCGTGATCACGCGCGAAGACGTCAGCCGCTGGCAATTCCACCTTGGCGATCGCAGCAGCCACAAGGCGGTCGGGGCCAAGCATCAGGACAAGAAGACCGGCAAGCTGGCCGTGGTGTCGCTGGAGAACGACGACGCCCCGGACGGCCTGCCGGCGGTGCATACCGATCGTCATATTCACCCGAACAAGACGGCGGCCGAGGCAGCGGCGAAGGCCCGACTTGCAGCGTTCAACCGGTCCACCGCCGGCGTGCGGCTGGAAATGGCAGGGCGTACAGATCTGTTTGCCGAACGATCGATCATCGCCCAGGGCTTCAAGGTTGGACTTGATGGCGAGTATCTGGCCGAGTCGGTGCAGCAGACCTACACCCAAGCCGGCTGGACCACCGTTGTCGAGTGCAACGGCGGCAAGAATGGCAAGGCCAAAGCCAAAGGCAAGAAGGGCAAAAAACCCGCCAAGCCGGTCAAGGTCGTCAGCCTCAAATAGCGCGAGAGCGCACCCCATCCCGCCGCCTTGAGCGGTTTTTTTGTGCCTGGAGTTTGTATGCCGATCACTCAGCAGCAATTGCTGCAGATCCTCCCCAACGCCCGCCCAGTCGCGGGCGTTTTTGTGTCTGCGCTGGTCACGGCCATGGCGCGGTTTCGCATTACCTCGCCGGTGCGCGAGGCGGCGTTTATCGCCCAGTGCGGGCACGAGTCGCAGCACCTGACCAAGTTGTCGGAAAGCCTCTACTACCGGGACGCCGAGCGCGTCGCGCGCTTGTTCAAGTCGGGTTTCGATGACAACCGTAACGGCCGAGCAGATCCGGCCGAGATCGAGGCCGCAAAGGCGTATCTGTGCAACTCGGAAAAGCTGGCCAACCGCGTCTATGCAAATCGCATGGGCAATGGTCCCGAGGCTTCGGGCGATGGCTATCGCTATCGAGGGCGCGGCCTGATCCAGATCACCGGGCGCGACAACTACCGCCTGTGCGGTCAAGCGCTCGGCCTGCCTCTGCTCGATCGGCCCGAGCTGCTGGAGCAGCCGGAATATGCCGCGCTGTCGGCGGCCTGGTACTGGTGGGGTCGAGGCCTTAACGATCTGGCCGACGCCGGCCTGTTCGACGGCATCAGCCGGAAAATCAACGGGGGCGACGTCGGTCTGGCCGATCGCCGCGAGCTGTGGGCCAAGGCCAAGGCGGTGCTATGTCAATCCTCGATCTGATCCCGGCACCGGCGCGGCCCTGGGCGATCGCCCTGGTACTGCTGTCGATCGCCGGCGCCGGCGCTGCCGGCAGTTGGGCGATACAGGACTGGCGTTACGGTAACGCGCTGGCCGAGCAGGCCCGACAGTCCGCCGACGTGGCCCGGGCGGCCGCCGAGGCGACGGTGGGCGCATTGATGATCGAGCAGGACAAGCGCCTGGCGCTAGAGCAGCGCCTGAAAGACAACGACCAAACCCATTACAAGGATCTATCCGATGCGCAAACAGCTCAGCAACGCCTGTCTGATCGCCTTGCCACTGCTGATGTCAGGCTGTCAGTCCTACACAACGCCGGCAGCGCTGCCGGCCGTTGTGACGGGGTGTCAGCCCCTGCCAGCGCCGGCGGCGTGGTTCATGGCCCCGCAAGAGCCGAACTTGACCCAGCGCATGCTCGGCGAATTATCGGCATCACCGATGCCGGCGACCGGGGGCTGATTGCCCTCGCGGCCTGTCAGGCATACGCCAAAGAAGTCTCAACACCGAAGTGAAAAAAGAGCGGCCGGTCTGTATGCGTCAACATCCAGACCGACCGCCGTCCCTGCAGATTGTCCCTGCAAGTCCAGCCAAGGCTCTTGCTCCGTGCACAAAGCGCGGCGAGCCTAGCACCTGTTTATCCATACAGTAAAGGTCTTGCTTTCATGTCTACACCCATCATCCCTTGGATGGGCGGCAAGCGCCGCCTGGCCGACCGCCTCATTCCGCTTTTTCCGCCACACGAATGCTACGTCGAAGTCTTTGC